TACGATGAGGCACACTACTAGAAGGGATTATTAAATGCAAACGTTCGTACCTTACGATTCATTCACCAAGTCGGCTGAATGTCTTGATTACCGCCGGCTAGGAAAACAGCGGGTTGAGACACTTCAACTACTGAAGAGCTTGACCATTCCTGGCTACGGCTGGTCAAATCACCCAGCAACCAAGATGTGGAGTGGTCACGCAAACGGTCTCTGTGCATATGGCATCGACATCTGCAAGGCGTGGATTGCTCGCGGGTATAACGATACGTGCCTGCAGAAGATGATGGACATCATTGAGCCAGACTGGAGCGACCTTCCCGCATGGTGGGGAGACGACAACGTCCACGCTAGCCACCGAGCAAATTTGCTACGCAAGCTTCCGGAGCACTATACTCAGTTCGGATGGACAGAAGACCCTTCGCTCCCTTACGTTTGGCCATCATTGGTCTCATCGCATTAGTGAGTACTGCTGTTAGTTATATAGTACTAATTGCATTAATGATGCGAAATATGTATCATCGAATATCTCGCTATTACGCAAAATACAGACCAGTGGAGAAATGATGAAAAATAGACGGCAAACATATCACCTGAATATCACCGAACCGCAAATGAAGCACCTTCAGTTGCTGGTAAAACGGGAACGCCAACGGCTTGCCGAAGAAGGCTCCAAGCGAACCCCAGAGGTGGTGAGGCTCCAGGGTCTACAGAAAGCGCTTGACCGGTCAATTTATTTTTTCAACAAACACATGGGAAATGCAAACGACTCAAATTTCTCCGAAGAGGAGATATGGTTCAACGAATCTAAGTAGCAAGAGGGCCTGTAGCTCAGTGGTCAGAGCAGGGCACTCATAATGCCTTGGCCGTGGGTTCGAGCCCCACCGGGCCCACTATCGTAAAAATAACAAGAAAAGAGGGAATATGACTAGCGATGATTTCTCAACATTATATGTTGTGGATGACAAAGAAATAACAAAATGCATCATCTTTAACGACATGCAATTAACAGATGACGGAGACGACATCTTGCGTTTGGGTCTTAATATAAAGCGCGCATGGATTAATACGGGTGGCTATCGCGGACACTACGAGACAACCATAGATGGCTGGATGTCAATTTTGTCTGGCTGGACAACTGGTCCATGGGATGACCCAGTCGCTCAAAAGAAACAAAAATTTAATGACTTTATATCTCAGATAATGTCTAAAAAAATTACTCCAGCAGCCCCAATAGCCCTGGTTTTAGACCCAACCAGTAATGTTTTTAGCACCAGTGTGTCAATCCTCACTGCTCACCCTGAGATATTTCATGCCTGGATAGGGGATGATTTGTTCTATGATTTAGAAGAGGCTTTATTGTAGTTTTTGCTATGAAACACATTATTCACGTTCACCAGCAAAAAATCAAAAAAGGGCTAGACGCAATCATAGATAGAACCTATAAAGGCTCGATACATAGTCGTGGGCTTACGATATCCTGCCCGCATTGTGGTCAAGAGGCTGCCAAAATTGTTCAATCAGATACCCCAGATAAGTGTGGAGCAAGAGTCTGGATTGAAGCAAAATCGATATTAGAGTAGTCAATATGGATAGAACAATCACTCTTATTGAGGGTATAGATGTTGGGGATGTCCCACAGACTCCAAACACCACAGATATTGACTCATCGTATTTGGACGGTATCCGTGAACAACTTATGAGCTATGCATCAGAACATGGATTATTTCCAGTTAGCTACAAACAAGAACAAAAGGGTAAATTAATCCAGAATATTTTACCCATAAAAAAAACAGAAACACAACAAATTTCCACATCTTCCGGAGTTGAATTGGGGCTTCATACGGAGTTAGCATTTCATCCATATCGCCCATCGGCCGTATTCCTTCTTTGTTTGCGCGGAGACAGTACAGCCGTCACGACATACGCCTATGTTGATGACATTGTGAAGCACATCCAACCCATATCCCTAGCAATACTCACGCGCCTCTGGTATGTAACAACTCTCGATGATAGCTTCCGTACAGGAGGCGAAGAGGATATGGAATTATATTGTTCTATTTTGCGTGAGATAAACGACGGGATTACAAGGAGTAACTCTCTGTATGAAATTACTTTTGATGAAGTTTTGATGCGTGGCACAAATAAGCAGGCAGATGAAGCAATTAATGAACTAAAAGCCGCTATTAAGCTTTGCGTTAAAGAAATAGTATTGAAAACCGGAGACCTACTTATTCTCAACAATAAGACCACAATCCACGGCAGACGTCCTTTCCAGGCTCGCTATGATGGTACCGACAGATGGGTTCAAAGAATGCTCGCCGTTTACACACTTCCTCCTGGGAATCAACTAGATGGCCATGTAATAACAACTCCATTTGCTAAGAAAAAAGACTTACATGAGGTATTCAAAAATAAATATGCCTATCTCAAATGAATAAATTTTCCAAAAAAGAAATAATTGCTATTTATAACGAATTAGAAAAAATAGCAACAACAATGGAAATCCCCCCATTTAGGCGAAGAGATGCTAACTGGATACTCAGAAACGCAGCTATAGAGAACTCAGATAGTAAAAACTTGCCAAAACTTATTAGGCTCGCTAGAATAATTTCTGAGTTACCACCTACCGATAAGGAAAATTTATGATGAGACCTATGGATAAAAACAAAGACGAACCCACTCCGCCGAGAGAGAGAATTAACGAGATTCTTCTCCAGCAGGATGAAAACGCCTTGCTTATGGACGGTTTTGACGAAGCACTAATTGGATTCTCTCAACGAATCAACGAACCGCTTCTTGCAGTTTATTCATACTCTAAAATGATAGAAACACTAATCACTCGTGATGGAATGAGTGATGAGGAAGCAATGGAGTATGTCGACTACAACTGTGTTGGCTCTTGGGTCGGCGAACGAACCCCAATTATCGTAATGCCATTAGAGTTATAAAAACCACCTAGTAAAAAGGAAATCAAATGAATAAATTCGAAAACATCGACGAACTAAAAGAACTACTTAATGAGTTGGTTGCTCTTGGATTGTTGGATGAATTGCGCAATACTAAAACCAACGAAGTTTCATACGCAATTACCGAATTGGGTCGGCTGGAACTTGAGTTTCAAAAATAAAGATGCATTTACTTGTTAAATGTTCTACCTGTGACGTTTGGATAAACAGAATTGACTAGGCAGAGGCTTTTCTTAGATATCAACTGTGTTGAGGCTGCGCGTGAGCGTATGAGACACGTTTACGATACATTCGACACTGTTTGCATACAGTTCTCTGGCGGTAAAGACTCAACCGCGATTCTCTACTTGGCTAAAGAAATTCACGAAGAGCGTGGACTTGGACCCGTGAAAGCAATATTCCGCGATGAGGAAATGGTTAGTCCTGCGGTCATTGATTTTGTTACAAAAGTCAAAAATTACGATTGGGTTGACATGGAGTGGTATTGCCTGCCATCCAGTCAAGAAGTTTGGACTCTTGGGCAAAGGGAATACTGCCTCTTATGGTCCCCGTATAGGGCATCAGAAGGGCGTCTGGTGCGTGAAATGCCACCTTGGGCTATTACGGCTGCTAATTTCGGGTTAGACCCATCTAGTTTGCTACCTGAAACAATTGATTACTACACAATGCAAGGAAAACAAGGCCGAGTGGCTTTCGTCACAGGGGTGCGGGCGAATGAATCAATGATTAGATATCGGTCCTGTGTCCAAAAACTACACGAAAACTACATTGTTGTCCCATACAAAATGAAACGCTCTATTCCTATGCGTTTTGCAAAAGTAATTTATGATTGGACCACGGATGACGTGTTGAAATATATCTCGGAAGAACATAACGCAGAATATTGCGAGTACTACGACATGGCAGCCCTAACAGGCTCGAATACACGGGTAGGTATACCTCTGCACTCCGTTGCTATGCGAAGAATTGGCGATGTAGTTGCAACTGAGCCTGAATTCTATGACCGTTTGTATGAATGTTTTCCAAATATCGATGCACAACGGCGTTGGTGGCCTGAATTTAATCTAGAAAAACGAATTATGCAGTATGCAACCGACGGGTGGCCCGGAGTTAAGTTGTGTATAGATGAAAATATTCTTACTCCAGGTCTAAGAAATCGAGCTTTAGCTTTCTCTGCAGAGTTCCGTAAGAAACATGCCAAAGACCCACAGTCTTATCCTATTCATTGGCTTATCCGTAGCCTACTAATTAATGAGTTTCACGTTACTGCGGCAAACCCTATTGGTCCTGGAACCAGAGCTTACACTTTGCAAAAGTCTATTGAGTCTGAGTAGGATAAACCCATGAACCAGTTCTTATTTGTCGAACAACAGTCTACGCCTGCTCGAATCTTGGAGATAGCCAAATGGCATTCAAAATTTCATGTTGAATTTTTAGAAGAACTACACCGGTTTGAAGCTTGGTTTAGCGATATAAATAAATTGCCGCAGTAAAGCAATTCTATTTATTACTGCTTTGGATATTTTTTGATATCCGAAGAGCAGTGTCTGGGTCTAAAAATAACATAACGTAAGAAAGCTGTATGCCGTCTTCGGTATCCTCCATAACCACATCAATAGCTTCGAGTGGTATGGATAACGAGTTTGCAATACCTGCGCGAATTACGTTAATTTCCTGTTCGGTTTGAGCAATATCTTCATCGATTTCGCTGGTCCAAATATCACCCAAAGGCGGGTCAATTACTGTCGGCTTAGAAAGACCTACAAGAACCTTTTGTAAACTATTTGCCTTTACGCAATCGAGACACGCAATCTTTTTTGTTGTCGCGGCTCTTTTTCTTGTTTCTATATGCCCGCATTCAAGCTTGTGAAGATATACAACCTTGCTCCAGTCACCGGTCTTAACTATTTCTAGAACGAGTTGCTGGGGGGCGCTCTTCCTGCTGGGTTTATCAGGCATTCAAAAGATAGTCCACAAATGCATCTAAATGGAGAGCATCTACTAGCTCGACAACACTTATAAATTTACCGTTCGGTAGCTCAACCATAGTTTCATTCAATTGTTTAAATACGTGGTCTTCTCCAAGATTGTCGGTAGAGCCCGCCGCAACAACAAATGTTTGAATTGCTTGCTTACAAGCGGGGACAAAATCTACGGACACGGGCGGATAATGGTTACTAGTTAAATGCCACTCAAGTGCCTGGTTTAATTCTGCTACTTGCGCTGCATCAAACGCGCTTAAATATCCCATCTATCCTCTGCAATCTTTCGAACCAATATTCCTAAGAGTAAACAAAAAGCAATAAAAACCAATACTGGCACAACTTGCTCAAATATGCTCATTATTGATTCCTTCGGTAAGAAAATCCATTACAATTTGTTGCGCGGACAAAGTTTCATCTACCTCTGTTCCGTCAGTCGCTGCATTAACCACATTTCGTTTAGATTCTATCAAGGCAAAAATGTCTTCATCGATAGTTCCTTGGGCAATCATATAAGTAGACATCACTGAACCTTTCTGCCCGATGCGATGACAACGACTATACGTCTGGTCGACGTCAGCTGGCGTCCATGGAAGCTCTACAAACAACACGTCTTGAGCTGCGGTTAACGTATGGCCTGTTTTTGCTGCCTGAATCGATAAAACAATTACCGGAGCCTCATCGATTGAGCTATTTTGGAACTTGAATTTAGCATCTTGCACGCTCTGTACATCCATGCCACCTTGAATTTTCAAACCACAATAATGATTTGAAATTGTGTCGACGATTTCGCGGTGATGTGCGGCTACAACAACTTTATCCCCAGTAGCAATCTTTCCATCAATCCATTCAAATACAGATTCCATTTTTGCTTTAGCCGCAAGTCGACGTAAAACAGATATTCGTACCAAATGTTCGTTTGCTTCGGCCCGTATTTTGGCGTGCACTGCGGCATTCCATATAGATGTACCCATTTCTAAAGCGACTTCCTTAGCGCGACGGGTAATGTATTCAATAATGTCGTTCTTGGCTTGGGCATACTCCTTCATCGCCGTCGATGACCCGATTACCATAATTTTGCTATGCCTAACTGCGGGCAAATCTAGAAGTACTTGTTCCTTTGTTCGACGAATATAACAAGTTGAACGAAGAGTATCGTTGAGCTCGTCTAAATTAGTAGCGCCATCAATATGCCACTGACCAAAGCGGTCACGAAACGCACCGCAATAACGTCGATAAAAACCCCATAACCCACCAAACTTATTTAACTGTCCGAGAATATCTAGCTGTGGTCCAAATTCTGCGGGTCGATTAGTAATTGGGGTTCCGGTAAGACACAAAACAAGACCATCCTTTTTTGCGGACCGTGCCATCTTGATTGCTGACTTTGTTCTCTTTGCGGTTGGCGTTTTGGCATAATGACTTTCATCGAATACGTAGCTCGTAAAACCAGTCAACATCTTTAGCCAATGGTCGATATTTGAGTAACCAACAACGATTACATCAAATTCTTCGCGGTTGGGGAACTCTGAGCGATTGGCTACCGTACCAACTTTACGATGAGGAAGCCACTTATTGAACTCGTCGCGCCAGTTTAAGACAAGCCCTGGTGGACAAACAACGACTGCTGGATATGCATCAGCATGTTCGATTGAAGCTATTGCTTGAATAGTCTTGCCAAGACCCATATCATCTGCGATGAAACAACGCTTCGCATTAACCGCATATAAGACTCCAGCTTTTTGATATGGAAGGAGCTCCCCTTGAATTGTTGGTAAATCAAGCTCTGCAGTTGTTGATTTTGCCGCCGCAATATTTTTATCGCGTTGTTTTTCCATGTCTTCAGCCAACTGATTAATTTCTTCGGGTAGATGTTCATTAAAAGTCGTGGCCCAATTAATTACCTGACGTATTGCGGTTAATGGGGCACGCCATGCCTTTGATTCCGGGTCCCATGTGACCCCTGAAATCCCTTTTACTAAACGAACACGGACGGGCTCATACGCAAAACTCATGAAGAGCCAATCATCTTTGCGATAGACGCCCTGGGTTTTGTTAAGTTTTTTAGGAAGAGTAAACGTTAAAACATCTGTCCCAACATGAAAATTGTGTTTTGCTGCAAATGAACGAGCTTCCTCTAGACTCGACATCGGAACTCGCCAAACACGACCAATTTTGTCCCATTTTGCTCCAGGTATTTGTTTAATTTCGGCCACTTGAGCCATATCGTAGGGAAAATCGAAGACTAAATGGTCGTTAGATAACGTCAATGTCTCAGTCATTATTTTATGTTACACCGCACCAACCGGGGCTAGCAACCCCCCCTATGGGTATTTAGCATCTGGGCCAATTCTGGGAAATAAAAAAGCCCCACTCGGTTAAGAGTGGGGCTTTAGTGGGGGGAAATTACGAGAAAACAATAAGAAGTGCTATTGCGATGAGTAGTAAACTTTCCATATTGCTTATTTAGGGTATCGCAAACAAGTTTTGGGGCGCTCTGTGAAGGTTAAATCACTCTGTTCCCACTCTTTTACTAACGCGCTTATTGTTCGCCCACTTAATGAGAGTAAGTATTTTTGCAATGTACCAATTGCCCAGTGACGCTCAATAAACATTGCTTCAGCCCATTCGGGTATTTCACCTTTGACCTTGTCATAAACATAGTAAAAAGTTTTAGTTTTGCCATTTATTTCCACGAAGTGACGGCGAACCGCGTAACGAACTTGGAATAAATGAATACTCTCTCCATAAGTTGATGTTGGTGCTCCATACCCAATTTGGGGTAATTTATCTAGTGTTAGTGTTTCCATAAACATCAACTTAGTACAATATGTGTCTCTGTGTCAATTATTTACTAAATGACTTTTGACACATACTAATTTTGGTCAATCAGATATGTACTTGACCTTAAAGCGACACAACTACTCAGGTATTCGGCAACCGGCAATCATCTTCACCGGACAAAACGCGTAAAATATAAAAATAAACACGGGGCTGGCGTAGCCGACTACCACCTGACGGTGGCGTATGAGTTCGGGCATAAAAAAAAGCCCACCCCCAAGCGAGAGTGAGCCTTTTTAGAATTAAATTAAGCAAAAACTACAAACAAAATTATCATTATCATCAAAATTCCTTGTTCCATTACTTTTGCTCCCATAATTTGCCTAATTTGGACTTAAATAGCGAATATTTATCGCAAATTAACTTCGCTATACCAAAACCGACAACTACCGAAGCAATAAATACGGTTAAACCGTTCATTATTCCCTCTTTTCTCTTGCTATTCCATAATCAAGTTCTACTTTAGTAGCCATTTAATAAAAAGTCAAGCATTTAATCAGCCTTCACGATATTTTTTTTTACCAAAACAGCGAGAAACCCAACCCGACGGCGACACACCTGCCGTCGTTCAAACAAAACACGGGGCTAGCGCAGCCAACTACCATCTGAAGTTAGCGTATGCGAGTTCTTCGCAAGATAAGTTAACTCCCCAGACAACAAAGCCTTGTTTTAATGAAAAAAAAATTTAATTTTTATTTTTTAAAAAATAAAATTCATCAAAAGGCACTTTTTACCCACCAAAAGATAGCATCTCAACTCCCTTCCGTTAATAAATCCTTGCGTTACCGCAACAGCCCCGTGAAGATTTGGATTATTCGTCGACGGTGGCGTATGACGAAGCCTCTCTGGGCGCAAAAAAAAGGGCTAACGTGCCGTGTTAGCACGTTAGCCCTTACTTAACTGGGGGGAAGGAGGTGTGTCCCTTAGTTAAGTCTTGTTTCGCAGTTAGCGCAGAGAATAGGGTGAGTTTCTTCTCTTGGTATCTCGTGCGCTCCATACCAGCCTGCGTAATCTTCATCAGTTTTAGCGCAAGTGTCAGAACAATAATGCACAAGGTCAACTATTTGACCCTCACTATCTGACTTTAGAACTATGTGAGCCATAATCCAGTCCTCCTCTCAACTTTTTACTTTACGGCATAACTGGTATTTTTGCAACTTTGACTACGGTGACGTTCGTCATAGTTATTTATGTGTCTTGTGTCACTTTGTAAAGTTAGTGACCAGCGTCACCATATGTGTCTGGCGTCACTTTATGTGTCTGGCGTCACTTTTGTGCACACAAAGTGTCAACGGTCACACAAACAAACAGGTGTTCGCTTGGTGGTCAGGTGTTCACTCTGCGTGAAAAGTAAATTAAGACGTAATTCGTATTGCGTTAACCGGTACTGGCTATGAAATCCGGTTCTTCAACATCAAAATGCGGGGCTTCTGGGCTTGCATCTTTCTTCTACCTTTTGACGGTGGCGTATGAGGGTTCTAAGACATAGCACCCATAAACACAACAGGCGCACCTGCCCCTGAGGACAAGTGCGCCTGCGTTTGAGGACTAAATAGATTTAGTTAAGTAAATACTATTAGCAAGACAATGCAAATCATCAAAACTCCAACTTCCATAATTGCCCTATTTCCAAGTTGAGAGGTTTAATACAACTTCGGCTAGTTGGTCGCAATAGACATAATTTTGCTCAGCCTCTACCTGCTCGGTGTGTGCAAGTTTTCCCGTCTGTATGTAACGGATACGCTTAACCGTGTAGGTGTCGCTGTAGTCAAGGACTACTTCTATTCGTCGGGTAGATGTAATTGGTAGAACTACGCCTACCGTATCACCTTCTTTATCTCGCAAGTTAGCCATTCGCCCACCTGATACGGCGAACACTACCATTTTTCCGATTTGGTTCATTACTTCCGTAGTGTTGCACGGTCTCCCGTCTCGCACTACTCCTATTAGGTGGCAAGACGACTTGCCCCATTTGAGTGTATTTGTCATAATTTAAGATTAGGGCAGTTGTGGGTCTCTGTCAAGTCTTTAAGTTTGTGTCGGCTGTCATAGTCTCGGTCGGCTAGTCGTCTTTGGTGTGACTAACGCTTTCGGTCTGCTTGGGTTTTGCGCTGTTGGATTTTTCTGCAATTAATTTCAGCCCACCTCAGAGCCACTCCCTTCAGCCCTTCGGGTTTCGCGAATGCGGGGCTTCTGGGTTCGCTCTATCGGACTACTTCTTCACGGTGGCGTATGACCCGTACAACACAAAAGCCCACCAACCTTTTCAGGCAAGTGGGCTATGTGTGGGGGTTGATTGGGTTATTTGTTAAATAAGTATTTGCCCAACACTTACAAGAAATAAGACACCGTTATAAGTGATATAGGCATACTCTTTTTCTGTTCCTTTATATTCTACGAATATTGCCTCAACTGTTCCAGTGCGTTCTCTTTTTCTTTTCCCGTTATCGGTTATGTACCCGAATGATATCGGTATCTGTACGGCTGTTCCCTTTTTTATTTCTGTTGTGTTCATTATGTTGGGCAGTCCTCGTATGGGTTTTTGTTGCCCTCGTTATCCTCGCACAAACAAAACCCAAATAGTTCTACTTGAGTTTCGTGCGTGAGTTCGGCTATATCGCTGTATGACGGCGAACCACCGAGTTGGTCAATGACTAAACTCCAGTAGTCCACGAATAGTTTTTCTTTTTTATTCATTTTGACTATCAATTTAGAGGCACAACTATCCCTTGTCAAGTTCTTGATTGGTGACATTTGACACTTTACACTTAATAGCGCAACGCACCTTTATCTATGTAAGAGAAAAGAGGAAGTTATGCCAACAGACGACAACCGAACATACGAACAGATAGCAACCGAGACCTGCGAGTTGATTTGCGCTTTACAAGACGCTGTTGGGGTTCTTTTTCCTTGGCGTATGTATGACTGCGACAAGATAACTCTATCCAACGACACCATCAGACTGATAATCAACGCCGTCAAGAAATAAACCTTCTGGGGGTTTTTAGCGGGGCTCGTGGGCTCTCGGCTGGGAACTACTTCTTCACGGTGGCGTATGAGTTTATACGGGCATAAAAAAACGGGTAGACGCACCAACTTGGTACGCCTACCCGTAAGTCGGGGGGTTTTATTGCTATTTAGTAGACGGTTTCCAACTCGTCTGCGCTGGCATAGCGAACGGTATACCCTCTCCCCATAGGGACATCGTGGTGTGAGAGGTTTAAGTGAAGGGTATCCCCACTAAGAGAGTAACGCAAACGCCATTCGGCATTGACTGTTACGGCACGAATGAAGTCGCTAATCTTGTCGGCAACAAATTGCCCACCAACTGAACGGTTCCATAATGGTAATCCGTCTACTGCCCACACACGCTCACCGTGGGTTGCGAGTGAAGGGTTGTTTTCCCACCACGCTTTTACTGCGTAGTAGAAGTTATCTACTTGTTCATCCCAACAACTGCCATCGCAATAGTCGGTTGGTGTGGTTGTTTCTGTTTCAGGGTCGTGGTTGGCACACGAACAAGCATTCGTGAACTCACCATCCCATTCTTGTTTGTTTGTCATACTACTATTATGTCGCACTACTGCCCCAATGTCAAGTCTTTTGACATAAGTCACTTGGTCTGTTCAGTAGTCGCTTGGTCTGTTCAATACCGGCAACGGGCTTCGTACCGGAACTTAACGCATCAACCTTGCGGCTGCCGCCGGCGACGCATCTCCGGTCTCGCGCGCCCGCGGGTGTGCGGGGCTTCTGGGCTCGTGCTGTTCTTCTACCATCTGACGGTGGCGTATGAGTTCGGATACGCAAAAAAGGCGCACTCGCAAATCTAACGAGTGCGCCTTTCGGGGGCTTGCTGAAATTGCTGGCTAATAAGTCAGTGTGCGACTTAACAACTCACGCAAAATAGGTGTTGAGGCTAGATAATCGTCTAATTTATCCATTATCTGCTTCTCAAACTCGGCAAATGACTTATCGCCATAACGCCCTACGGGCTTAGTAGCAAAACAGACGCTCGGATAGTTCGCACGGTCAAACACTGTAAATGCCGTGATAGTAAAGGTGTCGCTTGGTTGCCATAACACACGGCGAACGGTTGCTTCATACTGCTTGCGCTTAGCGTTGTGGTCAAACTCTAGTTCTATCTGCTCACCCCACAAGTCCCCTGAGTGGTCTTGCTTTATGTCTATATTTGGCGAACGCCATATATAGGTAACTTCACGGTCACGCTCTTTGCGTAACGCTTTAGGCAATAGGGCTTCTTTCGTCATTTTTACTCCGTTCTTTGGTTGGTAATTAAATATTATAGACATAAATGGGATAAGTCAAGTTTTCAATTAGTGGTGTTAGGCACACACAACCTTTACTGCGCCACCTGCGCCACCTGCGCCACCTGCGCCACCTGCGCCACCTGCGCCAACTGTTTTGCTCGAGCAAACACGCGTTTTGAGCTTCTCCAACTTCCTTCTTCTGGGTGGGTTGAAGCGGGGCTTCTGGCGACCCAGAGTTCTTCTACTATTTGACGGTGGCGTATGACCACTTGCTACGAGCATTTCTTAGAAGTAAAAGACAACAGTTGCGTTTTATCGCCGACCAATACACGACAAACAATCCTTGACTTTGACAATCGCTGTCTGTATGGTTTACATTATGAGAACAACGACCTACTACCGAGTTCGCTCAATAGTTCGTTTATCTTTTTGGGGAACGATTGCGTTAGGCTCACTTTGGCTAACGATAAGTTCATTAAACAAAATAGATGACTATAGTTGTGAACCTATAGAAGTAATAGTTCAGCCAAACGACACGCTATGGGGCATTGTTGAGAAACATTGTTATGGCGCAATAGGCGTGGCTGTAGATGATTTGATAAAATCTCGCAATACTCATATAGTCCTTGTCGGACAAACAATCAAACTAACCAGCCGTAACTAAAATATAAAATCTACTAAATAGGACTTGACAAACTTTATGGGACAAGGGATAATTTTAATCGTTATAATTCTCTTTTTGGTCTTTAACTAATCAAACAAACTTTCAGCCTGCCCTTTTGGGGGGCTTTCTACGCAAGCCTTATGGGCATAGCGAAATAATTTATCAACCTGCTTGATATTGCTCGTCTTACCCACTGCGACCCAACAAGTAACTTGTTGCCAAACTCCATCTGCTTGGGGATTTAAGGGATAACCACACACAACACATTGATACGACGGCATACAACTCATACTATCTTCCCGGGGCTTCTGGGGCAAGTTATTTGGACTACTTATTGACGGTGGTAGATGAGTTCGGATAAAACAAAAAGCCCACTACTCGCAATTCATCTGCGAGTAGTGGGCTTGACTTAAGCCACTAATTTGCTTCTAGATACTTTTACAACCCTTTTAAGAGTTCGGCAGGCTTAACGCCGAACGCCTTACACAGGCGCAACAATGTATCAAGATTTGGCGAAAAGTGGTTGTTCTCAATGCGATTAACCGTCTTACGGTCAATGCCTGCGAGTTCTGCCACGCCTTCTTGAGTGAGTTCAGCCGACAGGCGAAAATCGCGCAAACGGTCTGCCACTATTTTTTCTGACTTGGTTTTCATTGTTTATTCTCCTTTCTTTCTATCGTGAGTTTAATAAAACCCGTAATTACCAAATGTTAAAGCCACCACAGTAGCGCAAGAAATTAGCAAACTCTTTTACGAAGTCTGCGTCAAATCCGTAATGAGTTCCCCACGAACCTTCTGACAATGTTTTAATTTTAGTATCACGCTCATCTTGATACTTTTTGGTATTGCCTTCTTTGTATTCTTTGAGTAGAACAGTCGCAAGAGCCTTGCTATCTTCATCATCAAGACCATCACCATCATTTGAGTAAGCGTATTTTACCTGTTCGCATATTTCGGGTGCTACTTGGTCGCAGTATTCCCACAATGGCGACCACCACCATATATTCGCTCTAAAGTATTCTCCACATTTCTT